GTGCTCTTCCGATCTGAAGGAAAGTGACAGAAGAGGACAGGAACCGCTTCCCGAATGCCTACCACGCCTTCAAAAAGGGCATCCAGGCGCCTGCCATCGGCACGCCGGTTGAAATGCTTGGACTTGGACCCTCCACGCTCGATTCGCTCAAGCAAAAGGGGATCAGGACCGTCGAAGACCTGTCAGAACTGAGCGATATCGCGCTGCAGGGCATCGGATTGGGTGCTCGGGAGATGAAAGACCGCGCCAAGGCGTTTTTGGCCCGTTCCACCGAGGCTACCGTCAGTCTGCAGGCGGAAAATGCTGAACTGAAGGCGCAACTAGCCGAGTTGGCCGCGAAAGTCTCAGCGCTCGCCGAGAAGCCGGATACTTCGATCAAAAAGGTGCGGGTAGGCTGGCCAAAGGGCAAGCCGCGCAAGCCTAGGGAGCAAACGCCGTGACCATGCTCTCTATCGTCCAGGCGATAGCGGAAGAGGTCGGCGTCACCTCGCCCACTACTGTCGCGGGCTCGCAGGATCGCACCGCGCGACAGTTGCTGCGCCTGGTGAACCGGGCCGGGAAAGCCTTGGCGCGCAAACCCTGGCCGATCCTGCAGACCGAGTACGTGTTCAGCACGGCGGCAAATGTGCCCGGCTACGATCTGCCGGCCGACTTCGCCGAGCTGCTGCCGGACACGACCTACGACAAAACCTTCCGGTTCAAGATGCTGGGCGGCGTCACTCCGCAGGAATGGCAGCGCGTTCCCGTAGCCTTGAGTCTTTCCACGCTCGAGCGCTTCCGCATCAAGGCCTATGCCGGGAGCAACCTGTTCTTCATAGATCCCACGCCAACCGCCGTCGATCAGATGGCGTTCGAGTACCTGACGACGCAATGGGTGCGCTCATCTGCAGACGAGCCCAAGGAGGAGTTCACCTCGGACAACGACAGGTCGCTGCTGCCAGATGAGTTGCTGGAGCTCTCCGGCATCTGGCGCTTTCGCAATGCCAAGGGCCTGGCCTATCTGCAGGAGTTCAACGATTTCAACAAGCAGCTCGAGGCGATCTTCGGCTCCGCACCTGGGTACGGCATGCTCAATCTAGGCATGAGCACCCGCACGGACGCGAGCGGACGCGGGGATACGCCGTCTGCGCAGGCGAGCGATCTAGGCGGGATGGATCTGATATGGCCGTAGTGACGAAATACACTCAACTGTGGGTAAGGAATTTTGCCGAGCTGCGCGCGCTCGATCCTCCCGCGGAACAAGACTTCCCGATGTCGGTTCTGGGGGCGCTGCAGGCAGGCGATGGCTCTGGCGGGGTGTACATGTACAGCCTCACCAACGCGCTTGCAGACAACGGGATGCTGGTTATCAAGCCCGTCGCTGTAGCCGCAGGCAGTCCAGGGCGCTGGCTGCGGTTCACCAAATCGCTCACGTTCGATCGGATGATTTACCGATCGACGGCAGATCCGGCCGTATACGACACCACATCCGCGCACGTGGAAGGTCAGGGAATTGGCGCGGCCGGAAACTTGCACTTGTCGGCAGGCACTACCGGGGTAGTGATTTCCGACCAAGAGCATCGGATGGTTGATGCGCTGGCGTTGGGCATTACCTCCGATCCCGGCGTCCTGGCTTCGTACACGCGCTTGTGGACCGATTCCTTTGACGGCAGTGTGCGGGCGATTTTCCCAAGTGGTGTCAAGCAGAGAATCGCGCAAAAAGTCGATCTGGTATCGGCAGACCACGGCGATACAAGTGTCACGCTGAACGCTGGCTTCAGCCCCAGGACAAACTACTGGAACACTCCGCTCACGGCTGATCGCTCGGTAACGCTTGCATCCCCTGCGGCTATCAACGGCGACAGGTTTACGATCGTGCGGGGGCCATTGTGCACTGGGCCGTTCGATCTAACCATTGGCGCAGGCTCCAAGGCGCTCACCGAGGCTGGGCAATGGTGCGTTGTGGAGTGGAACGGGTCAACCTGGATTGTGACGCAGTACGGTTCGACCAGCACCCCATCGGATACCACATCATCTGTTGTGACGACCCCGCAGATGTATGGGGCGGTTGCGAATGGCGTGTTCGACTGCACATCCGCGATCCAACAAGCGGTAAACGCCTCGGGAATCGTGTATTTCCCGGCGGGGAGATACCTGTGCAACGGGATCATAACCATCCCGTCCAACCGCTTTCTCTATGGGGCCGGCATCGATGTAACCGTGCTGGTAAGGAATGGCTCGAATGGTGATGGCCTCAACTTCAACGGCCAGGGGCTGTTGTTTGCGGACAGTGGCGCGCCTGGTAGTTACGTGAGCAATATCTACGTCTCGGACATGACGCTCGATGGGCAAGTCGCCACTAAGGGGTTCGCGGAATGGACGCACCTGATTGCTTTCAGTGGCGTTAAGGACTGCCTCATCGAGCGTGTCAAGTTCCTGGGGTTCCGCGGCGACGGGATACTGCTTGGCCATGCGCACCCGCACATCACGGCTTTGCGCCACACGGTAAACACTACCGTGCAGGACTGCATCTTTGATGGCGTCAACAGCGACAATCGCAACGGCATATCTGTTATCGACGCAGACGGTGTATTCATCCGCAGGAACACGTTTCGTAACTGTACAAAGAGCACGATGCCAGGCCCGATAGACATCGAGCCTGACGGCATCGATTCGATCCTGAGGAACATCGATATCGACAGCAATCGGATCGAATCCACCTCAGGTAACGGCGGAATCATCGTGCAGGTGTCGTTCTCTCTGACCACACAGCTGCAGGACATCAAGATTCGCAACAACAGAATTGCGGGGATGACTGTAGGCGGTGCTGTGGCGATTGCGGTGCAGACCATCGAGGCGGCGCTGGGCGGCAACACCTCGATGGCCGTGGCGATAACCGGGAACACTGTGTACAACCCGATCCAGCCGGTCTATCCATTCAGGGTCATCGGCATCCGAGGATTGCGGATCGCCGGCAACACGTTCAAGAACACATACTACGGACAGCTCGCCAACCCGACCAGCGTAGCGGTTCTCGTGGTCGAGGCCGACATCGTAGACAATGTCTTCGACCTATGCGGGAATATTCCGCCGGCAACGGGCTACAACACTGTGCTTGTAATCGGGTCGGTGGACAGAATCCGAATTCATCAGAATACATTCGATAAACCGAATAATTTGTATGCAATCTATTTCCTCGGGGATGGCGTAACCACAGCATCGGCCAATGTGTCCGTAGTTGGAAACAGGTTCGTCAAGGGTGGCGTGCAAACGCATTCGGTGCGTGTGTCCAACCACACCTTCTCGGCCAACGGCAGCGTCTGTTACGACAACACAGACGTTCTCGGGGCGATGATCAACGACCTTGCTTACCTTACCCCTTCTGTAAATGCTCTAGAGATTTTCCTGTCTGGTAATCTGACAACGCAGACCGGGATCATCTCGCTAGCCGCACAAAACGGCGCCACGTTCTCGGTCGATACCATTGTGGAAGCGAAAGACAACACGCTAAACACATCGACACAGAATCACACCGTGCAGAAAGATACCATTATTGGCTACAACGCAGCCGCAGGGGCGGTGACTATTCAGGGTGTGGCAAACATTTCCACTCTCGTTCAAGATATCTCCGCTTTCGTGCCTGGCAAGCAATGCGTGATCACCTATACGGCCACCGGCGAGAACCTGATCGTGCATTTTGCCGGCACCGAGTATGCCAATGCCAATGCATTTGCGCGGATAACTGCAATCATCAAATGAACACAGTTCTGCAGCGCGTTCAGGTACAGAAAGCCTCCATCTACTCGTTTCCCGCTCCGGTGGGCGGATTGAATACGCGCGATTCTCTGGACAACATGCCCGAGACCGATGCTGTGGTGCTGGACAACTTGTTCCCTGGATTCGGGCAAGTGTCCACCCGATTCGGGTCTACGTCTTATGCAACCGGCCTGGGCGGGCCGGTCTACACGCTTGCCGAGTTCAACGCCGGCGACAAGCGCAAGTTCATCGCCGCGGCGGCGGGGCAACTATGGGACATCTCAGCCCCTGGCCCAGGAGTCTCGCTTGCCACGGACTTCGATGGCGAGAAATGGCAGTCTCCTC